TCATTGCTTCACCGAAAAGTGTTGCCGTTTCTTCTGAAACATTTAATGAATTGCCTTCTGTAAGGGTGTCAAGTTTGTCGTATATATCTTGTACGAGGGTATCTAATGTTTTCTTTTTCTTAGCCATAGTTTATGCCTTTTTCTTTATATAATTTTTCGTAGAACGTAGCAACCTTTTGTATTTGATCAGGTGTTGCTTGGTTCTTAATTGAGTTTGCCATTAGAGATACAATAATAACATTGTCTTTAGTATATCCTTTATCAGGCACAATTCTATCTAACGAAGGAGAGTTTCCCCAATTATTTTTATTTTTTCCTTTCCCCCATTTCAAACCATTTTTATTTAATTCAAATTTAATTCCTAATATTGGACAACTATCTGTTATAATATCACGAAGGTCTTGTACAGTTAAATCAAAAGGTAGTTTATTTGCTCTTGCTCTGTCTTGCGCACCCCTTCTCATATCATAAAGATGTTGAGAATCCCCAACTGTTTTATTTTTTCTCCATTCTTTAAGCCTGTTTGACATATACTTCTGACAACAGATATTACATTTATATATTCTATTGTTGTAATTAGATATATAACAATTACCTTTTGAAGAACCAACTTCTTTTATTTCAAGAGGAACAGAACAAATAGTACAGCTTTTCTGTTTCTTGTTTTTTTTGTTAATGTGTTTCACTCCAGTCTTCTCCTATCTTGTATTCACCATCCAAAGGACAGTTCATATTAAAGTAATTGCCTGCATCTTTAAGTGCTTGTACTGCAAGCTTTCCAAAATCTTCTGCGTGTTCGTTCTTTACTTCGACTTGCCATTCGTCATGTATGTTAGCAACAAACTTATAATCTAAACCTTCGTCTTTAGCATTCATGTCCAACAGAACCAATGCTTTCTTCATTACGATTGAGCCACCACCTTGAAGTAAACTATTCAAAGATGCATGTGCATTTCTAATATATATCTTACGACCATCTAATCCTATAATGAATCCTTTCGCTGCTGCTCTTGTAACTTTCTCTCTAAGTCGTTTAAATGAAGGCTGATTAGCAAAGAAGCGTTCTTTAAGTCTAGCTCCATCTTTCTTGCTTCCTCCAACCACTTGTCCAATCTTTGCATCTCCTGCTCCGTATAAGAGTGCATAGATGAAAGTCTTTGCCTGATCTCTTGATTGAAGTCCTGCAGTTCTTTGATTCCTCGTGTGGATATCTCCGTTAATAATTTCATTTGTAAATTCCTCGTCTTTCATGTAGTGTGCAAGCATCCTTAACTCCAAGCCTGAAGCATCAATACCTACTAATTTATATCCTTTCTTTACAATCCAACAGGCTCGACACTCTTCACCGTAAGAACTCTTTAAAGATGGAACCTGTGCCATATTGGGCGCTCTGTGGCTCATCCTACCTGTGATTGTACCATTAGGTATCACAAAACCATGCACTCTGTTGTCTTCTTCAACAGCTTTGATCCAGGATTCTATCTGTGCAATTCGTTTCTGTAGTAATAAGAACTCAGCGATGAGCTGTGCCTCTGGAATATCTTTGATACGACTGAGCATCTTCTCATCCACAACAGGCTGTCCAGTAGGTGTAAACTTATAAGGCTTCCAACCAAAGTCTTGTAAGTATTCTCCTATCTGTTTGCGTGATCCTAAGTTAAAGGGTTCTTCGTGTGTACGAACGATCTTCCTTTCTCCTTGTATAAAAAGTTTCTGTTCTTCTAAAGAAAGGTGTACTCCTTTTCTTGTTTCAAGATTAAGACCTAGTTTAGATACTGCGCCTTTCTGTGTATACTTACGTACAATTTCTTCACGTACTGTTTTAGGCTTGAATGTTTCATGTACTTCTTGTTCAACTTCACTCATTCGTTTATAAAGACTTGCTAAAAGTTTCTCAGCTTTGTCTTTATCAAATTCAAAACCGTTTACTTCTTGTTGTTTTATTATATCTCCAACCGCATGTTCTAAATCAATAGCTTCGTTAGAGAATCCTCTTGCTTCTTTTCTAAGTACATTAAGCACAAGTGTATTCACTTGCACATCTCTTATACAGTATTCCATCATTTTTTTCGAGTACTTACTGTAGTCATCGAAGTCTATCTTAGGAAGATTAATGTCTGGATGATAGCCCCACATATTTAGACTATGTCCACCTTCTCTGATTGGATTAAGCAAACGAGAGAGTACTAAAGTATCTACAAGTTTCTTAGTTGTTAGATCAACATTGGCTAGTCTTTGAATAACAGGTACATCAAAGCCTATAATATTATGACCTATTAATGTATCTGCTGACTGAAGCAACTCAAGACCTGACTCTAGCTGGTGAGGAGCAAACTTATATAGTTGGCCAGAATCAGCATCTTGAGCTACAATGCACCAAATTTTGGTAGCATTTAAACAATCGGTTTCAATATCGAATACTAATTTATGCATAATCATTGAACTCCAAATCGTTGTTATCACCCTCGAAATCTTCCAAAGGTTTTTCTTTTAATCTTCCTGTCTCTCTATCGTATATTAACTTAGCAGCCAGACCAACATCACCTGTGTACCTGGATTTTAAAACTCTTAACACTGTAGTATTGGCTTCGTCTGGATCATCTGCTTGTTGGTTTCTTTCTAAGGCTATGACACAATCACTGAGTTGTGCTATGGATTGAGATCCTCTAAGGTGGCTAAGACTTACTTGTATTCCATTCTCGTGTCCTTTGTTACCATCTACTCGTCTAAGGTGAGATACTAAGATGAGTCCTGCGCCTGTCTCTTCGCAAATAGATCTAAGCTTAGTCATAATGGCATCGATTGCTCTACGCTCATCTCCTTCTATGGTGGCTGACACTAACATATGTAAGTGATCAACAACTATCCACTTGCATCCACAACCAACAATCATATACCTTAACTTAGAAAAGATATCTTCGATAGAGTTAGCGCCAAAGTGTGCATGAATCCATACACGATTCTCGTTGTCTCCGTTGTAGAGTATATCAAAGTAGTTATCCAGTTCTTCTTTTGAAAATCTTTCTAGCTCTTGATCAATGTACAATCTTGCGTTGGCTTCGATAGATAGAATACCACTGATGGTCCTGTTAGGATCTTCTTCTAAGGCAATGATTCCTACGTTGTCTTCTGTGTTTTTAATGAGCCAGTGTTCTAACTCACGAGTGACACTGCTTTTTCCTAGACCTGTACCACCTGTAAAGGTGACTAATTCTCCTTGTCTCAAGCCATATAATTTCTTGTTCAATCCTGCATAAGGATAAGGAACACTCGGTTTCTTTTCCCTGTTCATAAACTTATTCTTAAAGTCAGAGACATTGATTACACCTGATGGTGTATATGTCTTAGCTTCCCACCAAGATTGATTGTATGCGCTCTTAGCTCCTTCAATAAGCATATCATTGGCATCTTTATAACCATTAGGAATGCGCATGATCTTAGCTTTGTTAGGTGTGAGTAGTCTAGCTACCTTCTTTGCTGCCTCTTGACCTGCCTTGTCTCTATCAAAACATATTACAACAGTGTCAAAGCTTTCAACAAACTCTAAACTATTTTTAATATCTCTGACTGCACCTGCTGCACCTGTTTTGATACTGACTACAGGCCATTTAGATCCTAGCATTTCGTATGCAGCTAGAGCATCGAACTCACCTTCAACGATGGTAAGATACTTGCCTTTGCTTTTGAATAACTGTTCACCAAACAAACCACTCTCAGAGATTTCACCTGTGATGCGGAAATCTTTCTTGGTTCCAGGTGCTGTTTCTGTTTTAACTTTGGTCGCAGTTAGTTTGTTATCAGCATAGTACGGAAAGACTTGTGATTTTATTACTGACTTTCCTCTGACATCATGACCATTGATTACTTTAACACCATACTTTCTCGCTGTCTTCTCAGCTATATTTCTATGATCTATCTTAGAGAAGATACCATTTCTAGGTACTTCCAAAGCATAGTGTTGTTTGTCTTTTAGTTTTGTTACTGTTCCTTGTTGTTCCATTGGTCTATCCTCGCCTATTTTATTGTAGTAGTCTTGTATAAAAGCAGTGCAACTAAAACATTTAGCTGATCCGTCTTCATTAACTGAACAAGCATCACTACTATTACAAACAGGACAAGGCTTATGAAAATCTACAAATTCTGTATTCATCTTGTTTGCTCCTTCACTCATTTTGCCTACCACCTACCGAAGTTTATTATAGCTAGGTACTTCTTACCTGTACAGCTTAGTCCTCTTCAGGAGGAAATGCATCCGTCTCTTCGATGTCAACTTCAGCTTCGCCTTCGTTATTCACAATCTCTACGATTCGACTCGAAAAGAAATTGATACTTGCTTGTAATTCTTCTAAGTCTAGTACAAGATTCGCTTTCTTCTGATTGAGTCTTTGAAGCCTTCCAAAGATGGCTTGACCTTCTTCAGGTAAATCATCTATAGAAATCTGCACATCGTCAATAGTGATGTAAGGCATTTCGTTTTGAACTTCTTCGTTCATATTGTTCTCCAGTTTAAATTAAAATTCAATATCATCAGCACCATCAAGCACATCAAACTCATCTTCACTTCCGTCACTGTATGGAACGTGATCAATGATTTGTATTGCTTGTAGATCCAAACGATGAAAGATTCCGAATTTGTTCTCAACTGTTTTGGGTTGAAATTGAACTCTGATTTTAGATCCATTACCTATTGGCTGATCAAACGGATTTTTAGCAGCATCCACAACACGAACAGGTGGATTGGTACTGCCATCAGGCCTCAGGTAATACTTCTTGAAGAACAACGCAGGTTGCTCATCAATTTCTTTGATCTTATGACCATCAGCTTCATACTGAGCAGCAGTCTCTTTGTCTACTACTAGAGTACACTGATAGGTAGGTGGATCAAAGGTGTCGTTGGGTTTTGTTGCGCTCACCCAATAAGCGATTCCTTCTAGTAACATATAAGGTCCTCCATATTTTTAGAAGTTATTGTTGTTAAACATTAGGTGGATTATACAGGAATCCAATCCCAATGTCAAGAACTAAATGAAATATAATAGAGAAAGTTGTGAGGGTTTATGGAGTCACGAATGCCCTCACGCACTCGCCTGTTGTAGAAACAGGTGTATCTAAGCGACCTGTGTATAGGTATAGTGTAGTATTGTATTGCTTATATTACACGACTCGTAGTGAGTATACACTTCTCATCATTTATATTTCTTTTCGTATCTAATATTGTAAGGACAGATTTTAAATCTGTCAAGTTTTATTTGTTTCTTTGTGTATAATCATAAAAGAATTTCTTTGGATGTTTCAAACCATCCACAATCTTTATTCTTTTAAGGCCATGCATCTTGAACTTAGCCTTCGTCAGTAGCTCGAAGTCTTTAAGATTGTCAAGACGAATCACCACTGACATATCCTTGAACTTTCTCAAGTACTCTCGTGCTTCTACAAGCCCTTTGAGTTTAAGATTCAAACCATTCCAGGTGTAGTCAACAGTCTTCATCTTACCACCTCTCTACTTCAACAACTTCTCTTTCATTACCGCAATGCTCGTATGATTCAAGGTGATCTCCGTCAAGCCAACGATCTCTTGCATCTTCTTCTGACTCTGCTTCGACCTCATACCTTTCGTACCAGTGGCCTACTACTTTAACATCTACGAAGTAAGTTTCTAATATCTTTGCTTTTTTTGTTTTAGTATTGAAAACAATTTTTGTGTGAGCTTCTATATCATCAAACTCACCTAGTTCTTCTGATGGAGGTTCAACGAAAGGTGTTATCTTTTTAAGTCTGTTGGTCATGCCTTGTCTCCTTTAGGTGCTTCGTAACGATGATTGTTGCTGTTCCATTCTAAGTCTAAAGCTCTTGTAAACTCCCACTTAATATCATCTAACATACTTAGATCACTCAGATATATATCATGCATTTCTCTGATAGTATCTAAAATACGATCCAAACTATTTACTTTATTAATTAAGTCATAGTATCTTGCTTCAGTTATTTTAATTGTTTTCATTGGTTCTTTTTTCTTTGGCATTTTTATTTACTCCTCACTATTGGTTTGTACTTTTAATATTTCAAACAAGTGCTTAGTAGGTAGTAGATCATCAAGATCATTCTCTTGAGCTTTATGAGTTGCTATCTCTATAGCTTCTTGTTCATTCTTTGCATCGACTACAAGAGTATAATTCTTCCAGTCTATAAAGTCTATAAAATATGTATGTCTTTTAGATTTTATAGAGTCTTTAATACTTATAACATTATTGTTCATAGTTCTTATAATCCTTATATTAATTATATATATTATATACTATATATAGATTGTACCACACGAACATACTTAATGTCAACTAAAATTTAATTCTTTAGTTTCATTTTGTTGTTCGATCTCAACATCATCATTAGGGTTCAAGGGTTCAGGACTTATATATAATCCAAAGTTATTTACATCTAATGTGTTGTTAAACTTATCGAACATATCATCAATCTCTTTATCTAAATCGTTGTTTTTCATAGTGTTTTCCTATATAAGTTTTAGTTATATACCTACCACATCCTACCGAATCTTTAACTAATTTATAGTTTGGTGTTCTCACCAAGGGTTCTAAATCAAACGAGCTTAATGGTGAAGTATCTTCTACCGAATTGGAACTCAGTGCCTAATCCAGTGCGCAATACTTGCCACCTACTGCGATAGATTCTTTTACCATACTTACCTTTTAAAAGGCCCAGCATGTTGTAGAACTTACCGAAGTTTTCGTTTCTTGTTTGATCGACTTGTACTATATTATCCATAATACTATCTCCTCACTTTATTTCGACAACAAATCAAAGAGTGTGCTGTCGTTCACTCATCATAATCATAGCCGTAGATCTCTTGTCTGACATATTGATATGCCATGTATTCTACAGCTTCACTATCTGCTAAAGGATGGTTCGCATCTTCCAATGCTTGGACCACATTACGTATGAACTGTTCAACGTGATTAGGTTTACGTTGCTTACTCCATACCAGAGGTAAGTCATCTTTAACCTTATCCCATGCAGCATCAGCCACATGCAGTACCGCATTCTCTGCATCCATCATCAGTGCTTTTAGTTTTGCCATTTTATTTCTCCCATTAAGTCATCAATTCTTTGATGTATAAATGCGTGGTAGTCATCGCTATCCTTACTGTAGCTCTCATGTGCTTCAAGCATAGCAAGCTTTATACATCTACCACGTTTCATATTCTGAAGTATTCTTACTTCTTCGTTGATATCTTCAATGTATTTTTGAAGTTGTTCTTTTTCACTTAGCATAATTATTCCTCCATGTTTCTAAGTATATGTGAAATCACATCGATTGTCCAGCCATTACCTAGCATCTTGTATCGCTGTGTGTTTGAGACTCCTTCAGTGTAGTTATCAGGCACTGTCTGTAATCTCTCGCATTCTAGCGGTGTAAGCTTTCTCCATCTCATCTCTTGATCCACCACCACATTATCTTTCTGTACTGTCGTAAGAGTATTGGTCTTATCATCCTTACGAAGCTCTAATTTCTGTGTGGTTGATCCGTCTTTGTTGTACCTACCTCGCCAGGCACCTGTCACAACCTTCGGCTCTCTATGACCACCTTGCATGGTTGTCAGTGTCGGTGACTTGCCATCAGGTGAGTAGACTCTCTTGAGTATGTCATAACCTTTGATGTCTACTGCTGTACCTACGTGGTCAGGCTTCGTCATTGGTACAAGTGTCATACCATTGTTTCCTGCGCCTTTGTACATTGTAGCTGTCATACATAAACTCTTATCGTCAGGATTCTTGTAATGTCTGCGATTCCTTTCAGTGTCTTTGACAGGATTCTCATTATGATTATCTTCTAAGATATCTCTCAAGACTATACCTCTATCTTCAGGCTGTTGAACATTCGGTATGTTGGTCCAGTAATATCTTTGTCTATTCTGTGCGCTGACCAATGCACTGTTGATTAGGATTGGTTCTATTCTAACATTACCAAACATATCTACAAACTCATCGTCTACCTCATCAGGAGTATAACAAGACGATACTTGCTCAGTGATTATATCAAGATACTGTTTCTTCATACGAACATTCTCTAGTAGAAAATACTTAGGCTTTAACTCTTTCAACATCCGTATAAACTCAAAGAATAATGCTGATCTCGGATCATCGAATGCCAACTGCTTACCTGCAAAACTAAATCCTTGACATGGTGAACCTGCCAAAAGTAAATCTACCTTTGGCAAGTCTTTGGCCACCACACCACAAACATCTCCTAGCTGTATCGTATCAGGATAATTCTTCTGAGTAATCTGTATTGCAGGTTTATCAATCTCTGCCGACAAATACATTTTTACAGGTATCCCTGCTCTTTCAAGAGCAATCATACCACAGTTCATTCCATTGAACATACTGTAAGTTACTATACCCTCTTTACTTTCTAAGATCATCTATTGCCTCCCTTAGACTCTCTCGTCTTTGTGTAAGCTCACGCACCTCGTGTTGTTTATCCCAAAGATTACGAGTCAACCTATACAGTTCCTCGTTGATCCTATCTATTTTCTTAGCTTTGGTTCTGTAATCAAAGTAAAGTGTCACTCTCTCTGCATGTTCAATAGGCAGATCCTGATCGTATGATCTAGATCTATACCCATCTTTCAATGCAGGTAAAGTTCTTGGACCTCTCGCTCTGACTCTTGTAAGTCTATAAGGTGAATCCTCTAGACCTTTCTTGAGAAGATCAATCATTTTCTTTGATGCTTCTCTCTCTTTACCTTTCTTATAAGGTATATTTTTTATTGACATTATTGACATAATATTAGCTCCTCCTTATGGGCTTTCATTTATATTTAATGTTCAAGGTAAGCAACATTACTTACCCTCTTATCCCAACAAGACCTACACTTACCACAATGTCCAAAGTCTTGTTTCTTTATTTCATCCTTAGTAAGTTTGCTCTTGTCTTCTTCACTCCACACCTTATCATACTTGTCAGTTAAATAAGCAAGACAAGTATAACTCTTACTGGTTTTACTGCTAACAACTGTACTTGTATGCTCGTGGAATTTATGTGGCGCTCCGTCTACCATCGTTGCACTCACTCGTACAATCAAATTGCTAGGGAAGATTCCACCATAATCTTTCAAATATTCTTTTATCACTTTTGCTTCTCTTGTAGGTAGCCAATGCATCACATTAGGTGTAAGCTTACAGACTTCTACAATCTTAGTCAAGTGTCTCACACTTTGTATGTCACCGCTATCGTGCCACCTAAAGTGTGCAGTCTTACTCGCATACCAATTGATGAGAAATACCATAGCTCCTACCCATTTAGGATTATTCTCTACTAGGTCTAACCTATTATACAAAGCTCTACCAACAGCAGGAAATCTTTTATAGTTGCCTTTCAATGCATAGCAGTTATAACAAACACTACCCTTTACTTTGACTAGCTTACTGCCTGTCTTACATTCTTGAGCAGGCACACTATAAGAAAATCCTGGCATCTTAGATGGCTTACCTAATCCACCCACTTCTTTTATGGCTGTGGCCACTGTGTATTTAGTTTTCATAATTGTCTCTCTCAATACGTATCAGTTATAAATAATTGTGTCTTAGACTTACTTCTTTTGTGACCCCAATCAGAATACTCTTCATCAGAGCAATGATATAAGACCACTTTATAATCTTTATTTAAATGTAGTAGCTCGTTAATTAAAACATTTATTTTTCTCTCTAATTGCTCGCTTCTTGTCTCACCGTTTACATCTTCTCTTTCTATTTCGTTTCTTTCATTTGTTGCCATCATACACCTCTATTATTTGTAAATTATTGGGATACAGCTCGATAAAAGCCAGTATTGAAGAGTCATTATTATTTGCTTCTTTAAACTCGGCATCACTGACACACTCTAAAGCACTAGAATAATTACTCGCTTTAACTGTAGCAGTAGACACATTTAAGTCTGTATCTGTTTTTATTAGCATGAATTTACTATTCATCAGCATACTCCTCTACTTCTTGTAAAATATTAAAGATGTCTTGAATTGTTTCCCATTCAAAATCACAGTAATTACATTCGTGCAGTTTTATTTGACAACCTTCCTCATCAAATATCTCACAGTTATTACTAATGATTGCTCTTCCGTCATCTCCATCAAAATATAAAACTTCTGTATAACTGTCTCTATCTCCATGAGAAATTACAAAGTTTGGATAAGCATACTTGTTGTTGCGAAGGCTTGCTAAACTACGATCATAAAATTCTTTTTCAGTTATGTTGAATTTATCAAGTATTCTATTTACTGACTCTGTATATTTTTTATGGTTTTCTTTTCTCATATATAGCCTAGCTTTTTTAACTGCATCGTCATATGAAATATCACCTTCATCCCATCTCTCGTATAGATCATTGACGAAATGGTGTAGCTCATCTAGTTCATTCATTTTCATCAGACACCTCCTCGTAATACTTTTGCTCACACTCATCACAACAATACCCATCTTCCTCTCTCTTTAGTTCTTCGTTGTAAAGACCAAACACTGGGTAGCGATTCACAAATCTCATACTACCAAATGATGTATCTCTACGACAATGAACACATAGATCATCTATGTCTACTACTTCATTCTCACTCATAACACTATCACTCCTTTATTATTAGATTAAATTAAAAATGAAAACTCTTTATTAAATGTGGCTAGAAAGAAAGCAACACTCCATCTTCAGCACTCATCCGCTTACTAACCTTAATTGGTGTGGTTGTTGTGTCTTTCTAATTACTATGTGAATCACTCTCCGTTACTTATTCACATACCACTCTAATCTAATTTATTAACAGCTACAAACATCTCCTTATTTAATTGTCATCTATCATTATACTCAATGAAGCATTAGATTATTACAGTTGTTAGTAGAGAAAAGTCTCCCTTTGTAGCTCTCTATCCTGCTTTGCTTCATCTACTCTATAACATAGACTAGTTCTATCAATTAATAATTCAGTAAACATATGCGATAGAACAATATACATATTTAAGTTTACCTAAGATGATATTTCTCTAACGAAAGGCAATCATCTGTAGCCTTTTTTTTCTCTCTCTCTCTCTGTCTCTGTCTATCTTTGTCGCTTTTGCATAACACAATT